GGAAAATGCCCTGTAGTTCTAAAAGTGTAAATACCATATCCAATAGAAGCTAATACTGATAATCCAATTATTATTAAAGGTAGATACACTATAAAACTTAATGTATTCTTTAGGGAATCACTCATTTATATTTTATACATATTAAATATTTATAAATAATTTCGAGCTGTTTTTTCAGCGTGACAATCATTACATAAAGCTTCTAAATTTTCAACTTCATTAGTGCCTCCAAATTGTAAATCTATTTTATGGTCTACTTGAAAAGTATGTTTAAGTTGTTTGGCACACGTGGCACATTTCCAACCCTGAGAAGAAGCAACATATTTCTTTTTAGTTTCACTAACACATCGTTTGTTAGTTCCTCCACCAGAATGCATCATTCTTTTTTGTTGCGGACTGAGATTCATTTTGATATTTTGTTGTTGAAAATGATTCATTTTGTCTTGTGCGTTAGTAAAATCAAAAAGAGGGGTAAGTAAATCACTAGTGTTAGAATCCATGGGCATATATTTAATAAAATCAGTAGCATTTTTTACTAAATTTTGACTTTGTTTAGGATTTTTATTTATAAAAATATACATACTTAGTCCAACAAAAGCAAATGTAGCCATCTTATAATATTTTTTACCTTTCATTATATAATCTGTAAATTTACCATCATAATATGTATTCGCTACAAGAAAAGCTGTAATTAAAAAAATGATAAAATTAATTTTCATATATATAATTAATTTTATTAAAATTTCTATTCTTCAACAATAGTGACTTTAGTTTTAGGTTTACGTTTTTTTACTCTTAGTTCTCCTAACACTGAAATATTTTCATCGTTAAGTTCATATCGAATACCAATAACTTTTATAGTAATATCTTCATCTTGTTTTATTTTTGAAAATTCAATACTATTATAGTGATGGTCTCTTGCGATAAATACAGTAATAGGAGAAATATTTTCTTTATCATAGACGGCTCTAATACCGGCTTTTGTAATATTTTTGACTTTAACTTTAATGACTTGTCCTTCAACCGGTCTACATATTAGACATTCAAACATTACCGAAAATCTTACATCATTTGCTTTAACTTCACCACTTGAATGAGTAAGAATATTTATAGAATTATATTTAATATAACCTTCGGGACAACACTTATTATACAGATTTGATTCTAATTTTTTTTTTATAATTTCTACTATATTCCCTCCAACACTTTTGAAGGGTAATACAATAGTACGAGTTAAAACATTTTTCATCCATAAACTTTTTCCTTTTTTTGACGGTTTCTTGCCAGGTTTTTTTTGCATGGAAGCGATTGAACTCATATTTATATAGTAATATTATATTTGTTTTTAAATTCAATTTTATTATAATGAAACTTTTAGATTTGATATCATATTTAATTGACTTTCAAACGAATTAAAAAACCATTTTTTCCCTTCATATTGATTTTCGTCTAAATATCTTAGTAAAAATTCTTTTTCAATACAGAATTGGGTATCTGAAATAGAAACAGGTTTTCTATTATTTGGTTCAATATTTGTATATTTAACATTTTTTCTTGAAAAAGGTTGTGCGTCATCATAAATAGAATGAACTGTTATCTTACTACCATTAACTGTAGTATTATATTTTGTATTATTATTTCTTGTAACAAAATTATTTAATGTATTAATAGTAAAAATGGTTGTGCTTTTGGGAACACCGGCAGAAGGACAAACAACACCTTTGTTAACTCTACCTGTGCTACCAATGTGTTTAGTTTTTAAAACAATTTTATTTCCAGTTCCTTTACCTATAAAGCCTATTTCATTATCAAAATTATTAATTTTCCCTTCTTTTGGTAATAACCCATTATCAGTATTTTTAACTAATTTAATTGATTTAATTACTTTAATAATTATATTTTTTAAATTAGGAGATTTCCAATTATTTTCAATAACCCAATTATTATTTTCAGTATCAAAAATTAAGAAAATATAGCCCAATTTATTAATAGATTTTGTATAATCAGCCATAGCAAATGCTTTATTATCATCTTCTTCGATAATAAAAATTTCTAATATATTTTTCATTCTATCTTTAAATTCTTGTGAAATTTCATTTTCTTCATAAAGTGAATTTAAAAGTATTATTTTATCTTGTAACTTTAAAATTTCAAATAAATGTAATAAGGCATAATCTATCAATTTATCTTTATCTAACTTATTATATCTAACTAAATTAACTATAGCCCAAGCAGCATTATTCGTCCACATTTTCTTGGGTGATTTTTTCGGATCAATAAGTTTTTGATAATTTAAGTAAAAGTTATTTAAAATTTTACTATCACTATTTTGTCTAAGTGACTTTGTAGGCATTTTATGATGTAGTTTTGACACATTAACAATAACAGATTTTTTTTTCACATCTACTGGTCTTTGTCGTTGTAATGTGGATATATGCGTGTCTTCGATATTATTTGGTTGAAATGCGTAAAAAGTTCCCATATTTATTAAATGTCCTGTGTTGCCTAACATATCAATTAATACTTCACTTTTATCATTAATTAACGTGTCTAATGCTACATCTATTTGTTCTTTTGAATATCTCTTTCCAGTTACTTCTATACTTTTAATTAAAAACTCTTTATCATAAATATAATGTTCTTTAAAAAGGTTTTTAATTCTCTGTAAGATTTTTTCTAAGTTCATAACAATAAAATTTTTATTATAGGTATGTGTATCTGATTCTAGTGTATCAATATCTACATCATTTGGATTACAAGTATAATCACAATTCATAAAATCGCAAATAATACTATTACTTTTATGACCTACATCAAAATTAATTTTTTCATTATTAGATAACGTAAGTTCAACATTTTTATTCATTATATCAGCATTAAATTCCTGTTGAGTTTTGTTTAATAAACAATCAATAGAGTTCTCTTTTAATAATCTAGTAATTTTTCCAATTTTAATAGATTTAATTTCAGCTCCTCTATAAACATATAAATCTATAGCTTCAATATCTGGATCTTGAAGTAAAGTTCCATATAAAAATATTTCAACTGTTCTTTTCGTAAAAGGCAAACCACAATGACTTTTATTTCTAACTCCACGACCTATAATCTGGTCTATTCTGTTTAAATTATACCAAGGTTCTAATATATGTATTTGTCGGATGTTTTTAAAATCAAGACCTTCGGATCCAGCACGAGAAATAATAACAACTTTCACTTTTTCACCATTTGTATTTAAAGAACTAGTAGTAGCAGCTAATTCACTTTCTGTTTTAGGAGATAAGTCTTTATCACCTGTTATCATAATATATTTAGCATTTTCCCCATTTACCTTATAATTAGCAACAGGAGGATTTTTAAATAATGATTGTGTTGTTCCATAACGTGTAATACCTGCTTCTTCTAGAGCTAGAGCCATTGGAACACATCCACCATCAATATAATTTGAATAAATAATAACGATTCCTTCGCTCTCCTTAATTCTTTTTATAATTGTATACATTTTGGTACTATATTTTTTTAATGGCGAGTTATCTCCATCTTCACTGCTGAAAATTCTTCCAAATTTATCAACTATTCCATTAGCATATCTGAAATTTTTCTTCTTTGATTTTGTATAATCCATTATTCTTTCTAGTCCATTTTTACCATAAAAATACTTTGCGATATTTTCATCTAAGTCAGGGTTATTTAATAATTTTTCGTGTGGATATGAAATATTAAGAGTTTGTAATGGTCCATCAACAATTGTATAAGGTATTCCGGCATTTTTTTTATTTAAAACGGAGTGTTTCTTTTTTAACATTTTAATAACAAAATTATAAATTTGTTGTTGTTCGTCAGAAATACTTGTCATGAAGAGATCTAAATATTTAATTTTGTCTTCTTCTGTAATAATTCGGTCGTTAAGTTGTTTTGTAGGATAGTTCCATTCAGTTTGCTTTAAATTTAATAATGATTCTTTAGAATTAGAAAATTTTGGAAAAATTCTATAAGGAAAAGTAAAAGGATTTTCTCCTGATAAATAACTGACATACCCTGTAAGTTTATTAATTAGTAATTCTTTCCCACCTTCTACAAATTCATTTTTATCATTGAATACATCATTAACTTGAATAGGAAATCTCTTATCATTAAGATTCATTAAATTAGTTAACCAAATAATTTCTTTTGCGTTGTTAAACATAGGCGTAGCTGTTAATAATAATAATTTCATATTATCCGCATATGTAACTAATTGTAAAAAGTTTTTAATAGTTCTTCTACTTTTTTGATTTTCTTCGCTTACACTATTATCTTGAGTTCTAATATTGTGAACTTCGTCAATAATAACTAATCTATCAGAGAATTTTTCTTTAATTTTACGTGCCATTTTGGATTTATTAGATTTATTGCCAACAATTTTATTTATTTGATTGGCAAACTCAATATATCCAATAAATTCATATGACTGTTTGATAATTTTTTTTATTTGTTTAAGAACTTTTTCTTCGGATAAATTTTTAACATTCATAGGATTCACTTCTTTAATAAATTTACTTCCAGAGCAAGCTTTTATGTTCCATAAACCGTTTATGTTTTTTAATTTTGTTTTATCAAAAAGTTGTAGTTCAAAATTTTTCTGAACGTTTGGAGTGGCAACAATAAGAATTTTTTTATTAATACCTAGTTGTTTATAATATGTTCTCATTTCTTCAGCAACTCCGATAGCAGAACAAGTTTTACCAGTCCCTAGACCGTGAAATATCAATAAACTATTGTATGGTGTTTCAAAAGACATAAAATTTTTAATAAACATTTGGTGTGGTTCTAATTCAAATTCAAAATTTGGATTACATAATTTATCTGCTTCTTCCTCTAAATTTTCAACAAGGTGTGCTTTAGAATATAACTTTGTATCTAAAAATTCCTTTTTAAGAGTTAATTTTTTAGTAAAATTTGAATCAATAATATTTGGATATAATTCATTATCTTCTTTTATTTCAGAAAAATTTTGTCTATCTTTTTCTTCAATACATTTTAAAACTTTTCTCCTAACACTTCTTTTTTGTAAATTATTTTTTTCTTCTTCTAAAATTTCATTACAATTATCACTATCTGATATTTGTCTAGGAATATTAGCTGTATTAACCGTATTAGTAAGTTCGTCTAAGTCATCATCATCATCAGAAATTACTAGTTCTTTTTTTTTAGGTTCGGGTTCTTTTTTAGCTTCCTTTTCAGGTTCTGCTTCTGGTTCTGGTTCTGCTTCTGGTTCTGGTTCTGGTTCTGGTTCTGGTTTTTCAATTTCTTTTTTTTTTTCCTCTGGAGGAGTAGGTGTGCTATCGTCCTCTTGTATACCTTTAGGGTTTAATAATTTATTTATATTTGCTTCATCTTCTGATGTTAATTTATAGTTACCATTCCATCCGTATTTATCTAACAAATAATTAAACCGTATAACGTCATCTGGCTTCCAGTTATCCCTACCCTTGCCTATAACTCTTCTTATGTCCCCAGGTTTATATTTTGGTAAAAATGTGGTTATGTCTTCTTTTAACCTTTCAAATCTAACCGGCTTTCCATTTATTCCTGATATTTCAACGTTATTTATTTTGAATCGCTTCTCTGTCTTCTCTTTTTTACTCCATGATTTTCTAGTTGTGTTCTTAGATTTTGTTTTTCTGTTTTTTCTGGTTTTACTTGACATTATTAATATATTATGAGATTAAACTATATTTAAGCAAAACATTTTCTATATTCTTTAATAATTGTATTCGTTCTAAATTATAAGGTCTAATAGCTTTGACAGAATCATCTAAATCCATCCATCTAAACTGACTTACTTCACTTTTTTGAATATTACACGGAAGATTACAATTTTTCATATATCCTATGAAATATCTATGTTTATAAGATTTATAATTAGAACCAGTAAATATTTCATCAAAAGGAATAAAATTTTTTACTAATATTACGTGATTTTTTTGAATACCCGTTTCTTCACTAAATTCTCTTAAAGCACAAGAAATATCATTCTCTTGGTAATTTCTTCTTCCTTTTGGAAATCCCCATTCAGGTTCAGTCCAGTTAGTATTGCTATTTTGTATAAGTTTTTCTAAATTAAAAAAATTATCATCAAATAAATGTATACCTTCTTTTATGGAGTTAAATTTTTCTCGTGAACTTTTTTCTTCACTTCTATATTGAATTCCGCAAAAATTTCCCCATAAATCTTTCCATAATTTATCAAAATCTTTAGTAAGTAGATTTGCCTTTTCTTGGACTGTCATTTCATTGATAATATTTTGTATATATTCTTTATTGTATAAAGGATATTTACCTCTTAAAAATTCAACATAGCCTAATGTATCTTTACGACAAATAAGCAAATATTTTATATTATTTCCTATTTTAGTAAAAGCAATTACACCATTACTTGTTATTGGTTTAGAACACTGATTATAACTGTGACCTGTTTTACCACAATTATTACAAAACTGATAAGGATGAGATGAGGAGTATGAAGTCATTTATATGTTAAAATAGTTTTCTTTTTATATCCTTTCGTATATAATGAAGTTGAATCCAACTGTGTGGTTACCGCATTTAAAATTTACTTTACAAACAATTGCTATTACGTATCCATCAAATCCAAATGATGTAGCAAAAAAGAAATATTATGATTTTATTAGCAATTTACCTGTATTTATTCCAATCGAACCATTTGGAAAAAATTTCATGGCTCTATTAGACAAATATCCAGTAACTCCTTATTTAGACTCGCGCATGTCAATGATGAAATGGGTCCATTTTATATTTAATAAAATTGCTACTCAATTAGAACAACCAGTTGAAGAATTTTATGATAGTTTAGAAAAATATTATGATGAGTATAAACCAAAAGAATATAAAAATCGTGAAATATCAAAAACTCGTAAAAAATATTTAGAATTTGCGGTCGGAACAATTTTAGTAGGTTTAATAATTTACCTTTATAAAAAATAATGTATAGTTATTGTATAATGGCTCGTAAAACTCGCCGAAGAACTCAAAAAAGAAGTCGCCGTAGTCGTCGTCGCGGTAAATCCGCACGCAAGAAACGTCGTAGCCGCCGTCAAAGAGGTGGTTCTGCTTG